CCCTTCGAGTAATATCTGCTTTTTTACGGACTGGAACTACCGTAAGCATACTAATGGGTACGGAAGCAGCAGATAATCCTTCTGCACCCACCAATTGGACCACTCTGGATTCCAGAACTTTATCTACTGCATATTACACATATAATGATATTGCCGGTTGGACAGCCGGTGTTGAATATACTTTTGATGTTACCAATGCAGTACAGGAAAGATTAAATAGTAGTGGTTGGAGTTCATCAAACACTCTAGCAATATTGATACATGATAACGGTAGTACTGATACGAGAAGTATCGCCTCCTACGACCACACAACATACACCGAACCTATTCTGGAAGTTTTCTATGTAGATATCCCATTACTAGAAATACAAGATAGTTCTCAAGCACAGACAGTTGAAAATGTAGTCATAGTTCAACATAACGTATTAGTCGTTCAAGATTCCGCTCAAGCACAAACAGCGGATGGTATTGGTTATCTAATTCAAAATCTAGCAGTTCAGGATGCCTCACAAGCTCAAACTTCAGATAATGTAGGATACCTTACTCAAAATCTAGTAGTAGCAGATGCAAGTCAAGACCAAACAGTAGACAGTGTAGGATACCTTACTCAGAACTTATCTGTACAGGATTCATCACAAGCTCAAACTTCTGATAACGTAGTAGTAACTGCCCATGAAGCAGCAATATCTCTAGTAGTTCAGGACACTGGACAAGCTCAGACAGCGGAAAGTCCTACACTAACTCAACATAACATTTTAGTGGTTCAAGATACAGCCCAAGTCCAGACATCTGAAAATTGTATCTTAATTCAACATAGTATCTTAGTAGTTCAGGATTCATCTCAATTACAAACTTCAGCTGCTGTTGGATTACTTACTCAGAATTTAGCAGTTCAAGATGCTTCTCAAGCCCAGACCTCTGATACTATTGGAATCCTAACTCAAAATCTAGCTGTTCAAGATTCTTCTCAGGCACAGACATCTGAAAATGTTATAGTTACTGCTCACGCAGTTGTTCTAATAGTACAGAATTCATCTCAAGCTCAAACCGTTGAAAATGTAGATATTACATCTCATAATATATTAGTAGTACAGGGTACGTCTCAATTACAAACCGTAGACGGTGTTACTCTAGTACAACACAACATTCTTGTAGTAAATGATACAAGCCAACTACAAACAGTAGAAAATACTGTACTTACTCAACACAACATACTCGCTGTAGATAACGCATCTCAATTACAAACAGCAGAAAATTGTGTAGTAACTCCTCATGCTCCTGGTGCAGTAGTAGCAGAAGTTCAAGACGCTTCTCAGGCTCAGACAGCGGGGAACGTAGTTCTTGTACAACACAATATATTAGTAGTAGACAACACTACTCAGGCTCAAACTGTTGATAGTGCAACCCTTGTACAACACAGTACTCTTGTTGTAAACAATGCAAGTCAGTTACAAACATCTGAGAATGTATTATTAAAGGTAACTCTTGCTGTACAGAACGCACTACAAGATCATAGTGCAGAGAATGTAACATTAGTTCAACAACATACTCTTGTGGTACAGAATAGTTCTCAGGGTATGACTAGCGATATTGTAGGACTTGTACAGCACCATGTACTTGAAGTACGGGATGCTTTACAATTACAAACTGCCGAAGAAATAATTTTCTACATAGCACCTGCGTTCTTGACTGTAAATAATGCAATACAGAATCAAACTACAGAAGGTATTGACCTTATACAGCACAGTATACTGCTAGTAGATGATGCAACTCAATTACAAACTTCTACAATGGTGGACTTCAATCTATACGTTCTAATTTTCTTACTAAGTTGTGTAAGACAATATAGAAATGACTTAGAAATATATAGGGACGATGTGTTCATCAAAGATTTGTATATAAATAACCTAGTAGTAAAAGACTTTGGAAGAAAGTAGGAGACATAATGGAAGAGATAGAAAAACTACGTTTAGGAGATGTAGGCACAATATTCAGAATAAGAATCATTGATGTTGATGGTGTTGTTGATCTCCATGATTGTACAGTAAAACAAATTATATTCAAGAAGCCTGATGGATCTTATGTAGAACAGGAAGCAGAATTCTATACCGATGGTTCTGATGGATATATACAGTATACATCTGTTTCAGGAGATTTAGATCAGGCGGGTAAGTGGCGTATTCAAAGTCATGTAGAATTTAGTATTAATGATAGTTGGCACACCACCACAGATTCCTTTTTGGTTTCTGAGAATTTGGAGGACGAATAATGGCAGAATCTATTGATTATCTAATCCCATTTCTAAGAGTTAGAATAGGGGATATTGACAGTGCATCTTACCGTTATATGGATGAATGGCTATTAATAGCCCTTATTGCTGCCGTTAGAGGTCTTGAAAGATACTGGGGAAGCAAGTATAAGATTACTGAAGGTGGATCAGTAACTAGAAACACTTCCTACGCTGACTTTGAATTTGCCGAATCTGAGGGACTTATTCAGAAGAAGGATGAGGATATTATCATTATTAAGACAGCACTTATTGTATTAGAGGGTAGTCTTGAGAATTCAGCCTGGGCTATCGGTTCTTGGAGAGACGCTGAAATTTCATACTCTAACATTCAAGCAGGTAATATAAGGGGAGATACCATTAGAAACTTGAAGGCAGAATTGGACAAATTAATAAAGTCTCCATCAAAGAGGCTATCACACGGAACAAGAGCTACTATTTTGGAAGAGGTAAATGGTACGGAAGTTGTACCAGAGGATTTTCGTAAATCAATTATAATATAAAGGAGAACGAGGATGAAGGATAAAATTAATATACTATGGGTTTCAGACCTGGTAACACCAACAGGATTTTCAAGAGTATCCCACTCTATACTTGCTAACCTTCCTAGGGACAGATATAATATTGTAGGACTTGGAGTAAACTATAGAGGAGATCCACATGGACTTCCCTTTCCAATATATCCAGCACAATTTGGTGGGGATTTATACGGAATAAAAAGACTAAAGGACGTATTCAAACGACATCCAATAGACGTAGTATTTATACTAAATGATGTTTGGATTATAAATTCTTACCTAAATGAAATAAAAGAAATTTTTGGGAAGGAAACTCCTCCAAAGATAGTAATTTATTTTCCAGTAGATGCGGTAGGACACTCCCCCTATTGGTACGATAATTTTGATATAGTACAGAAGGCGTATACCTACACAGAGTTTGGAAAGAAGGTGGCGGAAACTGCGTGTCCCACCTATAATTTTGGGATTATACCACATGGTATTTCAAAGGATATTTTTCACCAACTGTTTGAAAAAAGGAACCAAGCTAAAGAAGTTCTATTTGCTAACTCTAACAACAAAGACCTGTTTAGTGATGAGTCGTTTACCTTTCTAAATGCTAACCGTAATCAACCAAGAAAAAGACTGGAATTGACTATGGAAGGTTTCAAACTATTTGCAGATGGGAAGCCAATGTCGGTATCTCTATACATGCACTGTGGTAATGTAGATGCAAAACATATAGATGTTCGTGATCTTGCTTCCAGACTTGGAATAGGTAAGAGATTAATTGTATCTGGAAATGTTTCTGGTATTCAGGGAGTTTCAGATAACAAACTAAACCTTATTTATAATGCCACAGATGTAGGACTAAACACATCTTTAGGGGAGGGGTGGGGACTTCCAAACATGGAACATGCTATTACAGGGGCTCCCCAAATTGTACCAGACCACAGTGCTTGTGGAGAAGTGTACAAAGACATAGGCATCCTGATTCCTACCCACAGTGATTTAATGTTGGATGGTGGGGCTATGACGGTAGGTAGGTTAGTAAGTCCAGAAGCAGTAGCCGAGGCTATGGAAAAAATTTATACGGATAAAGAGTTGTATAAAGAGCTATCTATCAAGACTGTAGCTAAGTTCAGTTCTAAAGAATATAATTGGGAAACCATAGCTAATACTTGGGATAGCGTATTTACAGAGGTAGCAGAATGACAATAGTTTGGCCGAATGATACGGGTATGGTTATAGACGCTATTCGTGATGCGATAGGCAGAGAAGTTGAATTCATATATGTAGCATCATCATATGAGTGTTCTGGATGTAGTTTAGATCCGGTAACTAATACCTCGGATAATTCTTTTTGCCCTATTTGTTCTGGAGCACATTGGATAGATGTAATCTCAGGTTTTGCTGTAGACGCAGTAATAACCTGGGCTCCATCTGATAGACCAGAGTGGCAAAGCGGTGGACAGATGCTTGGAGGAGACTGTATTATCCAAGTAAAATTAGAGGATGATATTCTTGAAATTCTTCCTACTACAAAAACTGTAGTGGTTGATGATAAGGTAATGGAGATTAAAAAGAAGCAACTTAGAGGAGTTAAGGGCCTAAACCGCATCTTAATCTCCCTAATAGAAAAGGAGTAGAGGATATGGGTACAAATATTGTTCAACAAGTGGATATTCTGGAGGTATTGACCTCCGTTGGTAAGAAGAAGAGAAAGTTACAAGCAATACTACTACAAGAACTAGAAACTATAGTTCCTAAGGCAACACCTGAGTATGGAAAAATGAGAAAAGTAATTCTGGATGAAACCAGCGATTATGCTCGTTCTGTAGTAAGAAGTATATTTGGAGATATAGAGGTTCCTGATTAATGTTCCAAGATATTCTCAAGGCAGTGCAAGATGAGTTTAATCGGCTATCAAAAGAGAGACCTAAGGGAGACAAAGAAACTGGTTCTTATACCAGAGAATTGTACAGACTTAGAGCTCAACTAGAGGCTGCTCTTGAGAATATTACTATTAGTTTGGACAATCTTCAAAGAGCCGTAACAGAAGTACCAAGACAATTGGCGATTAGTATGCGAGACAGTTCTAAAGCCAATAAGATACTGGTTAAAAACTTACGAAAAGCCATCAAACTAAACAGAGAGTTTGATACCCCCGCTTTTAGTGATAATCTTATGTCAGCTTGTTTAGATATAAACACTATATTTATAAGTTATGTAGGTGGTGTTTTCAATGTGGAAATTCGTCTAAACGATACTGCTGGAAGTGTAGAAGATTACGCCAATGCAGTAAAGGCAGTAAGAGCGGAAATAGCATCAGAGAATGGAACCAAGACCCCTGCCGCCGCAAGTATGATATGGAAAAATATGTTATACATACCTGCCCGTGAGGGAGGTTCAGTAAAGAAACGTATATACAGCCCCCATAGAAGAAGGTCTAAGGTAGTGGATGTTACCGAGGACTCAGTGGCATATTATTGGGGCACTATCAGTAGAAGAATGGCTATGTCAGGAAAACTAGCCCCCTATTGGGAAATACTTGATAAGGGTTCTTTCGTAATGGAAGGATCTGGTGGAACTCCTTACCCAGAAAACATGCCTACAAATTTTGTTGGGAATACAATTTTAGAGGTAAGTCAGCTACTTTCAGAACAGGCTGGAATTAAGGTGTCGTCAATAAGAGACCAAATTAGACTTCTAGCCAGCGAGAGAGCTCAAATAGAATCAGCTCTTGCTAAGATTAGTTTTGAGATGGAAAAGGTTATTTATGGGGGTCCCACATCCCTAGAAATCCCAAATGCAGAACATAAGATACAGCAATTTATGTCTAAGGTTGGTGATTGGGAAAGAGCACACGGAGTAAAGGCAAGCAGAGCCAAGATAGAGCAGGTAATGAGGGCTCTGAGAAGTGCTGATATTTCAGAACTTGGTGTAACTGCAGCAGGTCGTATAGAATTGACTGCTCCAGGGTCTTCAGTACGCTTCAGACCCTTTATATCCGACATCATTAGCGGTTTTGAGATATAATCTATATGATAATTAAGGAGGATTCAAAGTGTTTCTTGAGAGAAAAGAGGATCTAGCCATATATTATTGGCTGGTAAATAGCTTTGCATCGGTCACTGGAATGAAGATAGTAGATGGATTTCCAGAAGATCCTTTAACCCTTCCTACAATATCTGTAGATTGGGATGAGACCAATATAAAGGACTTTCAATTGGGAGATAGATCTGGAAGCAGACTTAGAACCTGGTACATTGATGTGTATGCCAAGAACAAATCCACAAGAGATGAGTTCTCATATAAGATACACAATGAATTGAAAGACGGAATTACCGTATATGATATTGTTAATGGTGCTCCTACAGCAGATAGAATAGGACACCTGAACATTTTACAGAGACGAATTAAAGTTGTTAGAATAGACCCAGAACTTGTTAGCACTATGTATTATAGAGCTTCCATTTCTATTCTAGCTGAGAATGATATACTTCAGGAGGATTAAAAACGGATGGCTAAAAGACTAGCAATTCCATCTAAGGAAACCCAGCTACATATAGTTGGGCCTAAGGATGTTTTCAAAGCATCAAGGGTACAGAGGCTGAGCCTAGGTACTGACATCCCTGCTACTACAGTGGACGAAATTGGTAACTCACTGCATGTTGGGGATACAAAAGACACTCCTAATGTGACTCTTACATTCTCTGCTTTTGACACAAGTATCAAGATTTTCTCTGCCATGACAGGAAATAACCCAGCAGCTTACCCAGTTTCTGGTGTAGATATTTCACAACTCGGACAGATTGACGCAATTCTTTTCACAAAGAGTGCAGATATTGCCGACTATGTAAAATCAGGTCATGCCAAAAGGTTACAAATCAGGGACTTTTCATTTAGTTATACTGTAGACGGAGAAGCAACAGAGGATTACACCGCTGTTGGTTCAGAAAGAAGGTGGTTGAAGAATGATGTTATTGTAGATAAGTTTTCTACAGGAACTGGTTTCACATCAACTCAAATTCCTATACAGTTGAAAAATGCCAATTATGGTCTATCATGTATTGTAGACGGAGCATACTTAGATGAGGTTTCTGGAGCACCAGCCGCAGGTGAATATAGATTTACCGTAGCAAAGGCTCTAACCCTAGGAGTAGCAGCAGCAAGTCAGGTTATTTTAGTGTATCACTCAAGTCCTGCCGGAACTAACTGGTCAGATATTAGTGATGATACAATTCCTGCCGCAATCAAGGGTAAGGATGTAGGCGTACAAATCCTAGCAAATGATATTCCAAGAGTGCAATCAATCACCCTAAACGGTAACTTGAATACACAGCCTGTAAAGGAACTTGGTAATAGAAATATTACTGGATACCAGCGTCAAATCCCAACCATTGATGGTACTATCACAGTACTAGATACAGACACCGAACTTATTAGCCTACTAACCGTAGGTACTCTAAGTGGTGCGGATGTTGAGTGGCAACCTGGCGAGGGATGTACCAGCGTAGATCTTTCATTGAAGATTGAACTGATGGACCCATGCGATACCGAATCACCTTACACTGTACTAAAGACCGTATACCTACCATCTATCTCTATAACAGGCGATAACTACACTCAAAATGTAAACAACAATGCACAGGTAGTTTTCAACTTCAAGAGTGCAGATGCACAGTGTATTGTCTACAGTGGTGCAATGTAATCAAAAGCAATAGAATATAACTACCCGTAAGGGTAAAGCCATAAAGGATGATTTTCAAAGGGGCTGTAACTAGAATAAAATCTGTTATAGCCCCTTTCTTTTTTGTAAAGGAGAGAGGATATGCCTGTCGTAGAGAAGAATGATGTTGATATTTCTAGCCTATTCCTATGGAGTAAGCAGAGTACCATTCAAGGACTAAAGAAAAAGGATATAAAGATATATATTCGACTACTTGGAGATGCGGATATAAATAGAGCCAGAGTTATGGCTCTTAGAAGAAGTGCTGAACTACGCAAGTCATTAAGAGACCCAGAATCTGATGATAAGTTAGCATTTATTCCAGATCAGGCAGAACTTAATAAGGATGTACTGGTAGAATCTATCATTATGTATACTCTTAGAGAGATTACTAAAAAGGCCATGCAGGACGTAGTTATTCCTAAGCCAAAAGATCCTGGTTCAGATGCGGATACAGAGAGAATGGAAAAATTCCAGAAGGAAGTAGACGAGTATCCAAAGGTACGAGAAAAAGCAATTAGGGATCTCATAGAGAAATTGGTAGCCGAGAGAAGGAAAGAACTAGCAGAAAAGGATGAAGATTTCCTATATAAACAGTATCAAGGTGTACTTATTGGAGAGCTATGCGAAGAAGAGTTACTACAGAGATTTAAGGAAGGATGTGTGTTTTTTGGTACATTCAAGGATAAGAAATTCTCTGAAAAATTCTTCAACTCCTATGAAGAACTGGATAATCTTCCAACAGAAATAAAAAGAAAGTTGATTGACGACTACTCACTGTTGGAGATAGAATCTGAGAAACTAAAAAAATAGCGGGGAGCAATGCTATGTCAGCTATTTGGAGCGTGTCGAAGGCATTGCAAATCCCGTTGGACAAGAAGCTGACAAAATTGGATGAAGTGCCTCACACCATAAGTTTTGTTATAAGAAAGAGGCAGCAAATAGATAGCTTTAATGAGCTTCCCAAAGAAAAGAGACCTCCAGAGGATATAATTTGGGATGGAACCTCAGAGGATATAGATGAGTGGCTTGATAAAGTATTCAAAAAAGATAGTAGGGAAAAGGATGCAACAATTCTAATTACCGATATTGAGGACTAAAATATGCCTAGTAGACTAGAACAATTTGCACAGCAAGTAAGATTAGCGGCTATAAATGTAACGGACTTGACAAGACTTCTTGGTTCCGCTACTACAGTATTGGCCCAAATGGATAAGGAACTATTGTTAACCAATGGAAACTTAGTAAGATCCAATACGGCTATTGCTAATATAGCCGCTAAAAGAACTGCTCTTCAGACCCAGATAACAGCCGCTCAAGATCCAAATTCAAGGGTTCCAAGAACTGATGTTATGGCTATGGAGCGTAGATTAGCATCTCTACAGGCAAGAGAACAAATTCTAACAACTTCCTTGACCGCTAGACAAGCCTCTTTTAATGCTATGCAAACTGAGAGAGCCGGAATAGCTCAAATATCCCCAACCCAGGATATTATTACAAGACTTAAAGCAATACAAACTCTTACTGCTGAATACAATCGTTTGGGACAAAGTATAACAAGGATGCAAAATCTAGGACCTGCTGGAGCAGCTGGAATACAGAGTCTAAACAATAGAAGAATGGTAGTAAGGGACGTTATGGATCTGAACTGGAAATCAGGTCCAATGGATTACTTTAATCTTCAACAGAATACTCTAGGTGGATCTGCTGCAGCTCAGAGATATGTACAGAACCAGACATCTCTAGCAAGAGCCAACCAAATGAGGCAGGTACTATCAACTGAACAAGTAAGAATAAACAATGCCAGTACTGCATCAGGATTTTATTCCTTTGACGATATTCGTAAACTTGAGTCCATAGCTAGAGCTCTACTAAGAATTCAGGAGATAGAGCAGAGACTTATACAAACACAGTCTCAACTAGGTATTCCACCAATACTAAATCAGACTACTCCTCATCCTCAAGCTGGAGCAAATGCCAATCTTCCTCCATATGCACAAGCATGGAATGGAATGACCCCAGCTCAACAATCAAGACAACTTGCATTGGATAGGGATGCTGCTGACGTAGAAAGGACTCAGCGTACCTATCAAACAACAGATAGATATACCAGTGCAAGAAAAATAGCAGAAGAACGTGGATTTACTCCAGGAACTCTAAGAAGTATTAAGGGTTCTGGTATTGAGGGTATTGAGAAGCTTACTTATGCTTACAAGGATATGCAGGGAATAAACAGAGAATTAGCTTTATTCACCGACATAAATGGTAGGGTACTTCCAACAGCTTCAAGACAATTTAGTAATTTTGCATCATCAGTAGGTAGAGACTTCAGAGAACTTATGAAGTGGACTATTGCTATTCAGCTTATCTATGGACCTATCAGAAAACTACAAGAAATAATGACTCTTATGATAGGAAACGAGGTAAGACTGGCTGACGCTTCTATTGCTGTCTCCGACTCTACTCTAAAAATGGGTCAGATATTTGATATAGCTAATGATGCTGCTAATGCAATGGGTGAAAATGTTTCCGAGGTTATTACTAACTTCTCCGAAGCATATCAAGCAACAGGTGGTATGGGAACTGCTATGGAAAGAACAGCAGCAGCCACCCAACTGATGAACGATGCTCTAATCCTGTCTAAACTATCTTCTCTAAATGCCACACAATCTATTGATGTTCTTGCCTCTGCCCTTAGACAATCAGGAATGGAACTTACAGAGGGAGGTACTTTACTTGACAAGTGGGTTAGAGTTACTAAGGTAGCTAATGTAAGTCTTGATACTCTAGCCACAGGTTTCTCAGTATTGGGTGAGGCAGCAAGTGCCGCAGGTCTAAATGATGAGCAATTAAACGCAGTCCTTGCAGTAACTTCGGAAACAATGGGGGTTACTGGTAGGGAAGCTGCTAATATGGCGAGGTCTTTTGTTGCTGGTTTCCAATCCGATAAAGCTGTAGCTGCACTTAACTCAGTTGGTATTGCTACTAAGACTACCAGTGGAGAAATGAGAACCCTCTTAGATCTTCAACGGGATCTATATAACGCTAAACAAGCGGGTACCATCTCCCCAGGAGTATACTCGAAACTAACTCTTGCAATAGGTGGTGGTACAAGGAGACAGGCAGCGGTAGCTGGATTTATTGAATCCTTCCCCCGTATAAGTCAAATAGTAGATGCACAATCAAATGTATCAGGCCAAGCTTCCGCAGCTCTAGCAAAACAACTAGATACTGTTCAGACATCCATGACCAGATTACAGAACGCTTTCCAATCTCTAGCCCAAAGTTTGGGGGATGAGGGTGGTCTATTAGATATATTTAAGGTAGTATTGGATTTATTCTCCGCAGTAACCACTATGGCGGACAAGATGTTTGAGAGTGTCGGAAAAGCCGGACCCGTTCTTGCTCTAGCTCTGGGAGCTGGAATTATGATAAAGTCTCAGGGTCCTCTGTGGACAAAGAATTTTGCTGGTAGTGTGGGTGTTGGAGTAGCTAATCTCACTGGTGGGGTAGGACCAAACGGAGAACCAAATAGATATGGAACTTTTGCACAGAATGTTCTATTGGGGGGTAGACCTACACAACCAGGAACACCTGCAACAGCAATATCAGCAGAAAAAATAACTGGAATAGTTGGTTCTGCCATACTTATGGGCGTATTACCAGCTCTTACCAACTTTGGTAACTACGGGGCAGGGAAGGATAAGTTTGGTGCTGCAAAAGGAACTGCTGATATAATAGGAGCTGGAATAGGAGCTGTTCTTATTCCACAAGCTCCAATGATTGGTGCAGCTATCGGAATGGCAATCTCGGAGGCATTTGTTACTGCAGCAACCAAGGATTTAACAGCATTATTGGTTAGCGGAGGAAAGGAAGTTGCTTCCGGACGAGGAACATCTCAATATGATACAACCGTTCAAGAAAGACTTGGGGGTGGTAATGCGAAACAATGGTTAGCCAGTATAGTAGCCTGGATAGATGCCACTGCAATCAAGGCAGTTGTTCCAAATATACCCGAAGGGTACGGAGCAAAACTACCAACTACAGAGAGTGTGTTATATCAATGGCTTGGAAAGAATATCTTTGGTGGTGGAGAGAAGGCTGGAGGTAAAGAAGCACAGGCAGAATTTGATGCGTGGTACAACTCACAAATAGCCTCTGGAGCAATAACACCAGAAACAACCTTTAGACCATTTGAAGATGCAACAAAAAAGGAACAAACCGATCACGGTGCTTACATTGATACCCAAAGAAAATTAAGAGAGCAGGAACTATTGGATGATCTAATAAAAGGAAAAACAACCCCCACAGCCTATGCAGGAAAAATGGAGGGTCTAGGAACTTTTAAGGAAGTATCAACCAGATTCTTTGCAGCATTTGGGGATGAATGGATAAAGATAAGTGATGATATAAATACAGCCGAGGACGCATATTCTGCCTTCTTGGACATATTTATGTATGGAGGTGAGGAACAAATTGCAAGTTTGACTGCTATGGTAACGGATGTGGCGGAACTTACAGCTAAAGTAGAGGCACTAAAGGAAGCTGGTGCAAGCAGGGAAACTACAGCTCCATTAGAAGCAGAAATAGCAAGACTTCAGGAAATATTAGCTCGAAGTGCTAATGTAATGGCAAATCAAACCTTTTTTGAGAAGAATCCAGTACCCCAAATGTTTAATCAAGGACGGGCTATTACTGGTGATAAGGCCATGCTAAAAGAATGGCTACTAAGGAGTGGAGCCGCAGAAGCGGGATTCTTAGGTTCTAAGGGTGGTGGAAATCAAACCAGAGAACAAATAGAGGCATATAGAACCCTTACCAATGAAGATATATCAATTCCTATTGAAGAGGGAGGACAGATAGTTTACAAGAAACTTACTCAACTAGCTGAAGATCTTGGAATCCCTCAAGAGCTAATAGGAGGGGATTGGCTACAAAAGATATTTGATGAGATGATAGCAGAAGGTAAACTGGATATAAAGATAGAGGTAGTACAAAAAGGACTAACCGATATTGGACTTCCTAGAAGTCAAGAGGGACTACTTACTCAATGGGTAAACTACTTTACAGCCATGTTTAAGAATTGGGGAGTTACCGATGAAACCAGACCTCAAGTTATTATTTGGGAAGATGGTCAATGGAGCGAAATGAAGGCTGGAGATAAAGCCTTTGCTATGGCTCAAGAGAAGATGAATGAAACCCTTACCAAGCAACTTGAGCAGGGTATGTGGAATATTCCAGAAGGGGCTACCTGGATGCTACCTCTACAGAGCGCATACTACAATGGACCTCCTCAAGGATCTGGCACCCCACTAGGACCTCCAGCAGTTACTCCAGGTCCTGGTGGTGGACCCATATCTCTCGATAAAACCAGATGGCCAGTTCCAGACAAAAACTGGTATACCTATCCAGCTGGAATTGCTGGTTCTACAGGAAGTGGATTGATAAAACCACCAGATCCAGATCGTAATAATTCTAAACAAGCCAAAATAAGTGAGGGACTAATTGGATTAGGCGGAGGAGGATTATCCGAAGGAAAATATGGTATAGGAATCGGAGCTCCTGGTTCTCCAGGAACATCTCCAGCTACTATATTTGAAAGCCTTATGAGATTAATAAACATGTGGCAGATGAACTCAACAAGTCCTTCTAAAGTTGGAAAAGGTGTGTTTGGAACTGAGGTAATGCCCACAGCACCAAAGGTAAGTTTGAATCTTACCAATACTACCACACTTACTTTGGACGGAAGAATACTAGCACTTTCTATGAAGAAGTACATGGTAGAAGATATGAATAACGCCAAAAGCACTCTAGGTGCTACAGGTAGTGTAATTTAAGGAGACTATAGATGAGTGATTGGACGCTTGGCGGAACCCGCATTTTTGTACAAGAACTGTCAGATGCAGTAAAAAGCATACTAGCTAAACTACAACCTCTGGCAGGTGGAACTGTTCCACAATCTTTTGGATATGAGACAAATCAGATTAAGTTATCTGGTCTTATTGTTGGAGAAGCTGATAAGTTACATCTTAAGTCTCTTACCACCAGTGGAAGTGTGTCATTTGAACTGATGTCTCCAGAGGGAGATCTAGGAGACTTTTTTATAGAGGCTGTGTCTACAAAGAGAGAAAGAACCATATCCCAGACTATAAGACAAGATTTAGACTGTGCTTCTCCCGTCTTTACTGTAGAAATAGAACTGCTAGAGGATGTGTAGTGAAAACTCTTTACGGCTCAGTAACTGGTACTACTGGATTACTGTCTATTAATGTTTCTAATGGTCATTCAACTCAGATGGCTAATGCTACCATAGAATGTCGTTCTACATCTCTGGATATTGGAGACGATATAACCGTAGATTTGGGTTACACGGATGATCATGGACTTGTTTTTACTGGCTATGTAAAGGTTATAGAGGAGCAGGGTAAACCAAACTCAATTACTATAACTGCCTCAGACGAACTTGTAAGAGCCGCAGATTTCTTTATTGTAACCACTAATCCAACAACCCCACTAAAAGTTCAGAATAAATCTCCAGAAGATATAATAGAGCAATTACTGGACCTAGCGGGAATATCCGACTTTGAATATGATTCAAGTAGTTATGTATGGGGAGTTGCTGGAGCCATCACAATAGATTGTGTAAGTGTTTATGACTATTCAAAGATGCTTGCTGACCTTATAGCTTGGCAATTCTGGGCAGATGAAACCGGAACAGTGATGTTCAAGGATAGAAGACCTTATCCTATGGGGGGTGATTCATCCATTGGAACAATCTGGGATAATGAGATAATAACAATAAAGGACTGGAAGAATGATAGGTCACTTAGGAATAAAGTGGTATTTTGGGGAGCCACAGGAATATATGCCGAAGCAAGTGACCCTGATTGTCCTTATGTTCCTGATGGATTCTTCAAAACTGCGGTAGCATCTTCTCCTATTATAGATGACCAGGATATGGCTCAGTTAGCTTGTGATTTCAACTTAGAAGTATATAACAGACTTGCTAGGGGATATACGGCAACTATAATTGGGGATCATGGATATAATTCAAGAAGGGTATGCCATCTGGATAGAACTAATGAGGATGTGTATATTTTTTCAGCGGAACATTCTTGGGGTAAGAGCGGGTATGTAACAAACTTGGAATTGAGGAAAGAATGAATGTAGATGTATATTTGAATGGAAACAACATATCCCAATACACCGTAAAATATACCAGAGAGAGTAAAATATGCAGTGGCATTGGAACTCTGGAACTATCTCTCAGTCAAAATTTTACTGGGGAGATATTTACTTGGGATACCATTACCATATATGAGGAGGATGAACTTGCTGGTACTTACTCAGTAAGCGAGGTGTCCTATGACGAACCTGAGTACCTTATAAATATAGCTGCTCAAGATGATTCCAAGAGACTTCAGGACTATTTTATAGCAGAAAGATATGAGATAAAGTACATATCTACCAATCTATACTGGATTGAGAAATTTCTTGCTGAGGCAGGAATTACTTATGTAGTTGAAACAGGAACAACTGCCGTTTACTTACAAGCAGACACATCCATTGGCCCAATAGGTGCTTATGAGGAAATAATACAACTTCTTCAAATGGGGGGTCTATACATACACTTTACAGAAGATAACACCTGTAGAATAGGAAAACTAAGCAAGGACTTATCTATTCCAGATTATAGATTTGATGAAGAAGATGTTCTTTCTATCAAAACAACCAAAGATGATAGGATGCTTAGAAATAGAGCGGTGGTATGGGGAAAGGGGGATCCGTCAGCCAAGAACTGGATATTTGCAGATGTATCCAGGGATACCACCTGGAACTATGATTCCAATGACAAGAGAGCTGGAGTTCTTGCTAACTCATCTATTCCTAGTTTTGGTTCAGCCTATGCAATGGCTACCAAGATGTTGGATGAATTTGCTAGAATAACCTTTACCAAGACCATTACTGTTCATGGTGCAAGGGGGGTAACTATTGGAGATATAGTATTTATAGATACACCAGTGTTCTGCGGCTCTGGCTTAGTAACTACTGCTGGAACCAGTATGTCGTCCAGTGGACTTATAACCAATATTACACTAGATGAGAGATGCCCAAGACTATTTGACTACTTTGGACTGAAAGACTATGTTTATGTTGGTATGAATGGAGATGGAGTTTGGAGAAAGAAACTGGATGAGTGGGAGTGGGAAAACTACTCTACCGGACTGACCGATTTAGTTGTAACAGACCTTTATAAGAATAATGGTATTCTATCTTGTGTGACAGAGAATGGATACCTGTTCAGAAGAAATGAGTATTCCTCTTCATGGACTCAGGTACCCCTTTCCGGTCTGTCAATAACCGTTTCTGGAGAAGATACTCAAATCACCGAAGGACTTAAAGCAAGAGCCGTAACTCAGGACAGATTTACTAATATTATCCATGCAATCGTTGATAATAGAGAAGAAAATAATAGAAGAGAGTACGGGGTTAGTTCTTCAGGACTAATGAGTGAGATATATAACTCTGATGAAGAGTATTGTTGGGTAGTAGATGTTAGTCCATATAATGGAACTATTATAGATGTGAGTCAAGTAACTCTATCCGGAGCGTCCATATCGGGGATTACATTTTCAGGATCAACCATATCTGGAGTTGATCATATACTTGGATTTGATATTGATAATGATGGAAAGAACGATTATATTTCTGTTGCAGCAATTGAATCTGGAACTGCTCCTAGTGATATAGATATTGGTTGGGATGGAGAACAGTATAGTTTTGGTAGTAAAATGCATACAAGAAATGGAAGTTCTCCAATGTATACTTCCCTTATGGATAGTAAAAATTATAATGATTCTGGTCAATCACTTGATTCAGGTCTTCTAGGAAGTGTTTATGCAGAATCCATATTCTTAATAGACGATAAAGATGATAGGGGTCTAGCATACCTTACAGAATCAAGACAACTTTATTGGATTCCAATAAACACAACTGATGGTAGCCTTAGTTGGGGATCATCAAAACATCATACCGCAACACTATCGTTTGGTGATGGGGCTTCTTACTATGTTCGTATTCTTGCCATTAGAAGAGACCCAAGTGATAAAAACATTTTTAATATTTATTATTATTATACAGACCCAACATATGATGAGTTATGGAAATGTACTGTAAACTTTACTACATCATCCCATACAAATACTTTAATAGTACACCCATTTGTTAAACCATACTTTGATTATCCTACTGGTTCTACTCCATATTGGGCAGCAGAAAGAGAAATAATGAGGGATAAAGATTGGTATATAGTAAAAACAGAAGTAATATCAACCCTTACTCACTATAAAGTATACTATGTTGATTTTGTTACTGAAACACAAACCTGTATATTTGACTATACACTTTCGGCAAGTAACATAACTCCTGGTAATATATTTTATTGGGGAACAAGTAAAACTTGTAAATTTACTCCTATGTTATGTTCTACTATTAATGGGGGTTGGGATATAAACTTTGGTTATTTAGATGCTGGTGGTGACTTACACCTAGTAACAAGAACTATTGATAAAATAGTATGTGTTCAACCATATTCAGCAGCTTATCTGGCGGCACATGGTGTATCTTTTTCGGATATTGTATTCAAATCTCAAGGAGACATAACTCAGGTAAGTTTTGATTACTTTGGAAGAAAAATGTGGTTAGAATACTCCATACCAGTAATATCCAAATATGTAACAGATGAGGTAGCTATTACTTACGAAGGATATAGCACTCGTGGAACCCTTATACTGGATGGTGGACCTGATGATACTTACTATACTGACGAAAAGTATGAGTTTCAAAATGGAGCAAGTTCAGAAAATATTAGTCAAATATATGGACAAACATACGGTCTAAATGGATTAGCAACGACTTGGCACTGGGTAAATGCAACAACAGGAACATCTACTGGTGATGTTACAGCACCATCTGGATATACTTTACACGGTGTTTATTGTACATTAGATAGTGTACATAATTATGCCTATATTCAGGCAGTTAGAGATTCCGATAGTGTTAAAGTAATTCTTGCCCTAGATTCAAGTAATACAATTAAAAGAGAAATACTTTATAATTGGTATGAAAATGCTAGTTATCCAAACGCAGTATTAAAATCTTTTGGGAACTTCCTTATTTGGATGAGAAATTATTCAACAGATAAATATGGACACGACTACACATATGCTCATACCTCAGATATCGGAAGTTGTCAAGTAAGAATACACTACCTAAACAACGATACTGGGGTAGATTTACCAGAATCAACTGGAGGTGGAAGT